TGCACCAATCGTGCCTAATCCCACTTCCCAATTTGAACCAGTTTGGTCAGCAATAGTATAATAAGTTGTATTATTTGCACCAATACCAGCAGAAAATGACTGATATTGAGTAACCGCACCTAATAATGTGACTATCCCAGTACCGGGTGCGGCACAAGTTTCTTGAACCCTATCCGCTAAAGTAAACATTTATTGCTCCAATCTTTCTTTATTCCAAGAATAATCTTTGTGAAACTTTCTTTCACCGCTTGCACATCTTCGGACATTATTAGGGTCAAAACCAGCATTTTTAATGGCTTCGTTAGTTCCTAAAATTTTTATTATTTCATTTGTATATCTATGGGTTCCGATATAACAATTTTTTAATTGAAAATTATGGCTTTTGAAAAAGGCACTCACTTTTTGCTTGTGTTCTTCAGAATGTTTATAAACGCCTTTTAAACCTTTATTCCAAGCAACTTGTCCTAAATGGGAAGTTCTTAATTTTTCTTTTGTTTTTTCATCAGGGATTTTTCTCTTGCGACCTTTTAATTTTGCGCTAATTTTTTCTTTATGCTCACTTGATAATACACGCCCACTTGTTCCTTCTCCGCCATTTGTTTGATTGCAGAGTTTATGCCCTAAATCCCGAAAACATTTAATTAATACCACTTCATGGTCTAATGCTTCTTTTTCGGTTTTCCAACTTGCAACTATTTGCACATTGGGTTTTCCATGTTTGGAAACAACATTATTCCAATATGCGCCCCTATTGTAAAATCTATACGCCCGTTTCCCCTTACCTTTCCCTATATAAAATAAGCATCCTTCAGGGGTATAGTGAGCGTATGTATAGAACATAGGGGCTATTTTATTAAGCTACCGCATCAATTTCATTTTGTTGAAAGTAGCGTTGTTGGTCATTACCGTCAGCATCTTTGTAACCAACTAAAACTGTTACTAATCCTGTTACTGGGTCAAAACCAAAACCATCAACTGTACCTGTAATTGCGGTTGGTAAAACTTGAATTACTGTTTGTCCGTTTGTAAAAGCCATGATGTTATCCTTATACGCTTAGAGAGTAAGTAACTTGAACTACATTGCCACTATTTACAGGCTGTGCGCCACCAGTAAATACGCCAGCCGATAATAATGTACCAGCAGTACTCATTAAAGTCGTTACTGCACCAGTACCATAAGTAATGAAAGCACCTTCAATAGTACCTGCACCTGTCATTGTGTAACTAACTGGAGTTGATGTTGAAATTGCACCAGCGGCGGCTGTACCAAAACTTGGAGCAATACGAGCGGCAAATGTAGGAGCATTAGTAGAACCAGCTTCTAACCAACCAGTATGTGAAGCCATTGTATCTGCGGCGGCTACCGCAGTAAATGATACTGAAGAAATCAATCCCATGTATGGACCAACTACTGTATAACCTGAACCAGTTAAGGTTGTTTGTAACATTAAATTTTTACCTAATGTACATACTACATTGTCAATAACTTGTTCCCAAAGCAATGCGCCACCTACTTTATCGAAACATTTGAAAGTGTAAACACCTTCTGCTTGAGCTGATTCGCCTAAACCAGCAATGGAGCTGATTGACATATTTGCTGATTCAACAGCGTTTAGTTTATCTTTCATGGTCATTCCTCTAAATCAAAATTGATGATGGGCTTACAAATGCAACGACAATTTGGCAAGTCAGCAGGTAAGCCATACACCCTTGCTCCATACATATCCCCAATATAAGGTGGGTCATCAAAAGAATATTCATTCCCTGACATTCTGATATGTAATTCACGAGGTTCGTTGCCACCACCTGAATGAATCCAAATAAACTTCTTCACTCCTACAGCCTTCAATCTGTTTGTATTAACTGACTGAAAAACTTTGCGAGTTTGGTCTGATGCGACAAGTCTAGCATGGCGCACGTTACCTTTATATTTTTTTGTTAAAAAAGGTACTAAATCTTTCATGCCACGCCCAGTTGTAATGGAACGCATTACTTGACCTTGTATTTCATTCAAAAACTTATAAGGTATTAGCTTAATCAAATTAGCCGCTTCTAATGAGCTGGCTTTAATAACATCATCTAGTATAGCGTTACTATACGAGGTATCAATGCTTATATCAGGTAGCGAGTTTTTTAATGCAATATCGCTATATTTAAGAGAACGCTCAATCATGCGCTCAGTAGCACTTTTGGCTACTTTATCAAATCGTGGTTTCCATTTACGCAATAGAGCGTTAAGCATAATTCTATATTGGCTGGCTAATGAAGCATCCATCACCTGACCGTAAGTTTCACTCTTAGCTATTTTATCAAGTTGTCTTTGAATATCACGATACATCAATTCTAATTCATTGACAATGGCTTTAGCATAAGCTGTGGATATGCCAACATTAGGGCGTAATGCGCCAGCAACGATACTATTCTTTTTTAGTTTCATTGCTTTCAGCTTGCAATGTTAATTTAGTAATACCATTTATTATTTCTTTACTCAATACTGTAAATTTAGTATTTGGAGCAATTGCAATTTCTTTTTCTCCATTTTCATCAGTTAATTTGCCAATATCTATCGCTTTTGAGCCTTTTGGCAATTTAATTGACATTTCAACAATTTTATCAGAATGATTTAATTTTGATACAAAATGTTTAGTAATAATAGATTTATCTTTTGATGTAGATGTAATACCTTTATCAGACAAAATATCACCAACCTTGGCATTTAAAAATTCTTCACTTTGTCCTTTTTCAATTCGCATTCCACGATAAACAGTCATTTCTTGTTCTGTAAATGCTTTATTAAAAGCAGAATGTAAATTTTTAATTATTTCATTTCCTGATTCATTCCAAGATTTAGGATATTTAGGCTCGCCAGTTCTAATAACAGATTGTAAATTAGTATAACCACCAACTTCCGAACCATAAGAACCATTCTGATATTCTTTTATTGCTTTATGTTCTTGTTCATTAAATTTGTTTTTTTTTTCAGATTTTATCTCATTTGATTGCGACGTATTGCTATTTCCTTTAGTAAACTCGCCATTTTTTGCTCTTGGATGTTCTGTTTCTTTAAATTCTGCAGCATCTTCAGCGTTTAAATAATCTTTCTCGGCTAATTCTTCAACTTCAGGAGCTTCATTTTCTTCTAAACCAATCTCGTTATAGCCACCTGTCTTATCGGTAGCAACACGTTGTCTTTCTTCTTCGCTAGATACTGCGCCAGCCGTAACCAATATCTGACCTGCTTGTGCTTTGGCTAGGTTAGTAGCGGCGAGTTCTTGTGCTGTTGGTGTATCTAATGGTAGCCAGTTAAGCGTTGTTTCTGCACTTATCTTGATACCTAGCTGTGGTTCAACAAATGACTTAATTACTAATTGATGATGTCTTTCAGCAAATGGAGTTAGTTCATGGGTTTGGATTGATTCTAATAATTCATGATAACTAGCTTCTTCATACTCACCTGAAGCTCCAAAACCTTTAGGAGAAGTACCAATTAACTTAGTAGCAGGTACGCCAGCGATTGCGGCAACCAATTGATACTGTGTCATGATAAGCGCATCAAAGTCGGCTAGGGAAGTATCGAACTGTTGGAATTCGTCACCTTCTTTATCGCCTAGCTTAACGCCATAGTTATCACGATACTGCGCCCATTGTTGTATGCGACTGATTGCGGAGCTAGTGTCAGCCATTACCGCTTCCATGTCTGTTAGCCATACGGTTGTACGCTTGGACATAGCAAGTTGCGGAGCTTCATTAGAGGTACGCTCTGCCGCATAGATACGTTCCATTATCTGTTGCGTTAGTGGAACACCACCATAGAGATATTGTGGCTTGAGAACATCTACTGGTTCTGCATGACGGAATATGATTAAGTGTGAACGGTGTATTTTCTTACCGTTGATAATCCACCAAGTAGGTTCATAGAAGTGTAATGTATCAGGTTGGCTTGCTGATGGACCATCTAGCATTGGTGCTGTCCAGTATGGGTCTACTTGAACAATGCCTTTGTAACTGTTCGGAGTAACGCCATCAATATTAAATGGCTTCTCGTAATATTCTCTATCAGTTGATTCAACTTTAAACATAGCAACACGAATACCGAATATGCGACCTTTACGAATAAACTCTCTCATATTCCATTCTAATCTCATAGAACGGTCATAGGATTTCATTAACTTTACTGTATCAGGTTCTAATTCTTCACCATCAATTGAAACAATGTTATATCCTTTGCGGATTGCATCATCGGCTGGCATTGCACACGCTTTGTTTACTAGCCAGTTTTGTGCAACGATACCGCACATTTGCGCCCCTATGAAGCCTTGCGATGCGTACCAAAAGACTACCGCATTAGATACGGAATTATTACCTGCATCATACATTTTAAATTCAGGATAGCCATCGCTTGAATCATCCATGCCGACATTCGCCATACGTGGATTGATTGCAGGATTGAATATAGGTTGTTTGCTTTGTATATCGGCAAGTAAATCGCCTACAGTAGTTTTGATTGTGTCTAGGTTTTCATCAGCATGAGTGCTAAATAGACTTTTACGAGGTGAAGGTTTTGTTTCCTCGACCTTAACTTCTTCAGATTTTATACCACGAAACCAATTTAGCATTGCATATCCTTTATCCGAAGAATGAGCTTTTCTTCATTTCGCTAGGCAAATTAGCCATTATAAAAGCATCAGCCAAGTTAGGAGAAGCCACATCACGTTTACCTAAATCTTTTTTGCTTTCAACTTTTACCCTGCCAGCATTATCATAATCACGCTTTGGTGTAGTCAATTCATCAATAATCTGATTTAGATTAGGCATATTACCATCAATGAATATCATATCAGAATCATCGAAAGCATGACCATTTCTAACAGCATTGTATGTATTTCTAAACCTGTCCGCTACTAACCACCACGCTTGCGCTTTGATGTTAGAAAAATAATCTTTGTTTTTAATGCCTGACCTAGCATATTGTATATCAGGTTTCGCTACTGTACCACCAGCAAAGAACTTTTGATGATTTACTTTTAGTCCATTGGTAGAATTTAATTCATTAATCTTAGAACCTACCATTGCACCAACACCAATAGCATCATATACGACTAATGCCTTTTCATCACGAGATTTAGTCCATACACGAGTACATGACTTCAATAGTTCATCTTCTTTAGCCTTCCATAGCTCTGACCATAGGTTTAATGAGCCATGTGATTGCACCATAGCACAATAGTCCTCGCCTGAGTCTGCTACATCGAAGCCTATGCGTTCTGCGCCTGTAGGCTCAATACCTAATGCCTTGTGTCCATCAATCGCCGCCATGATGTGTGAACGCTTAATAACTGCTTGGTCATCATCGTCACGAGGTACGCCTTCATAAACGTGAAGGTAGTTTTCGTAATCATCATTCTTTGCCGCATCAATAACTTTAAGTATCGTATTGCTTAGAAATGGATTCTCGTTGTAGTTAATCTTTCGAATGATTGTATCAGGTGGTGGACTAACTACAAATTTTTGATACACGAAGTCGTTTGATAAGCGTGGATTGAATATAATCCAATGCTGAGAACCTTCCTTACGAATCGTAGGATTAAGTATCTCCCATTGGGCTTCACTCAGTAAATGAGCTTCTTCTGACCAATGTATATCAACTGACTCTATCGATTTTATTTCATCAATGGAACGCCACAGACCGTAGAATAAGAACTCGCTACC